TTGACAAGTTTCTAGAAAGACTGTATAATTACTTTATTATGGCACAACACACAAACTACTGGTCATGCTCCCCGTTCGCAGATTGGGTTCGAGGCACACCTAAAAAGGGTGCGCTAACCTCGGACGGCTGGGCCGAATGGGAAGATGAAGCCAAACGCTATCATCCTGTCCGTTATTGGCTAGCTGAAGAAGGCCTAAGCTATATCCAAGATTTTGTCACCTGGCCTGTTAGAAAGATTTACGATGTTAAGTATTACATTAATAACCGTTGGGTTAGTCGCACTCATAGTCTTACCGCTCACCCTCGCGATATTAAGCCCGGTAACTGGTGCGACGTGGGCAACCGGTTCCTTCCTTGCCTCTTCAACGAACTTGTAGACTTTGTTGAAATAGAACAAGCATGGAGTCATATTGCTTGGGGTAGCGAAGAAGATAAGGCAAAGTATAAGGCACCTTTCTGGGCTACAGGTTGGTTCCGTTGGCGCACTTGGCGCTGTCCTCAAGCAGGCATTGATCATTTAGATTGGGCTATGACTCTTACTAACACTGATTGGTGTGAACCAGATCATCTAGACTACGGCAAACCTACAGGACAGGCTCTTCGTGCAAAAGAGATCAAAGAACTTTACCTATGGTGGACTGTGACTTATCGTAATCGTCCTGATCCTTATGATGTCAGCGGCTGGACTGAATACTGTGAAAAGGCACGACTCCTCAACGATGGCAGACTTTTTGGCAGCAAGAAGACTCCCGAACTTGAAGAACTCAGCACACGATCACACGAACTGCTACAGAAGATTGAAGAAGAATATGCGGCCGAAGATGAAGCTATGATGATCCGCCTTATCAAAGCCCGAGATAGTCTATGGACATAATATGAGTATATCTGATAAAAATCAACACAGTATTGAAGACCTATATACCAAGTATCTACAGTTTACTAGCGTGATGATGGAAGAATATAAAGACATAGAGATAGCCGGTATCATGGTCACACAGGCTCTCAGCATGTATAGAACTGTGTTGCCGGAAGAAGACTATCAACGTATGGTAAAAAGCATATATGAAAGAAGAAATGATGTCCGAACCTTTAACGACACTTAAACCACAAACTCCAGCAGAAGGCGTATTGAAACGCAGCGACTGGGGCGATGCTATTACCTATCAAGTTGTTTGCGAATGTCAAGATGCCAATCACGATCACAATGTTTGGGTTGAAGCTGACGATCATTATGTTACGGTTACTACCTATACCACACAAAAATCAGAATGGTGGAAGCTCAATCGCTGGCAGACCATTTGGATCTTGTTAACTAAAGGCTATGTCAAATACGAAGCCAGCATCATAATGACCGAACAACAGGCAGTTAACTACGCAGAAACACTAAAGAAAGCAATACAAGATGTCAAAAATTTCAAGCAGCCCTGAACGGCATTCTTTCCAAAAGCAAGGATATGTCAAGCGTCAGGCTGAACAAGGCGAACCCGTCAATGAAGATTATCTAGATCTTTTTGAAAAGATAATCAACGAACACGATCATAAGTTTGACGATCCCCAACGCCGTGTAAACAATATGGAGTACGATCTCTTAACCACCGATTGGATTTTAGAGAAAGTTCGAGCCAGAGATGACTACGCCCAAAACTTATATGCGGCCATGTGCAACAACGGGTTTATTAAATTAGATGTTATTCCTATCCTTAAACAAGAGGAATGGGGTTGTAGTTGGCGCAGTGCTGGTGGCATCATTGCTGACATGCAACAAAAAGGCGACTACATAGATTGGTACTGTTCAGGTATTCGTGATATTGGCGTCTATGCACCTGCAAAAGAAAACGAACAGCTGACCGAAGAACAAGAAGCTCGGAAGGCAGTAGTAGAGAAATATGTGCCGGAAGGCTGTATAACCGACGAGATCCGGAATGATCTTCAACAGCTTGGCTGGGTGGTGGCGCCTGGTGGGGACTGGGAAAAATTTACTTAAGGAGATTGTGTTAGTATCATGAACTTTGAACTTTACGAAGTTTGGGCAGTGGATGAGGCCGGTCACGAAGAATTGGTAGAAACCACCAGCAGTAGAAAAGAAGCATTGGAAATAGCAGAAGCCAATCTTGGATTAGGAATTACAGAAGCTGTGGTCTACCAAGAAGATGAAAACGGAGACCTACATGAAATCAAACGATTTAATCATGGTTGACATGTTCATCATTTGGTGCTATAATATATGTATTGTTTAACAACAGGAGTGACTCTATGGTAACCAAACTGAAAAAAGCAAGTATCGATATCCGCCAAAACAAAGGACGTGATCTAAGTCCAAAATGGGACGACCACGAGATCATGACTGCTGACCAGTTCAGTCGACATTTCCGGATGGCTATGAGTTATTATCGTTTGGAAACCAGCGGCAAAGAACTCAAACCCAAAGTTATTAATTGGATGAGCAGCCAGAACTATCCAAAAGATGTTATTAAAGCATTCAAAGATACCAAAGACAATCGATGCGGCACGACCGTAGGTGCCATTGCTGCCAACTTACTCAAAGGTATGCCAGCAGTAAGAGCAGACTTCAACGAGGGCCGTAATACCGCAGAATGGTTAAGCAAAGCCATTGCTAAGATCATCGAAGAAGGTAAACATGACGAAGTTGAACTCGAAGAAGGTGCAGTGGAGGTCAAACCCGCAGTGTGTACTCCTAGCATCCAAGAACGACTGCGTGAAGTTGCAATAGGCATGACTGAAGAGATTGAAGATGCTATTGAAGCTTTTCAAACAGATCCAGATGCATTTGATCCAAAAGCATTTAAACTTCTAAATCTTCTACGTGGACGCCAAGCCAAGGCCGCTCACGCTCGAATCATTAAAACACTATACAGTCGAAACTATGACGAATTAGTGGAAGCAGCCACTACCAAAGACGAGCAATTGAAAGAAGGTTATAGTCATTTGAGCAAGGCCAATCTAAAGAAGATCACGCTGTTCTATAGCGAAATTCTTGCAGCCTGTGATATGCTAGCACAAGAGGCTAAGGTTAATAAAAAGCCTCGTGCTAAAAAGCCCACTGACAAGGCCAAAGTTGTGGCCAAGATGAAGTATCTCAAGCAGGATGAAAAACTTAAATTAGTGTCTATCAACCCACAAGACATCATCGGAGCCAAGGAACTGTGGATCTTTAATGTCAAAACACGCAAATTGGGCAAATATATGGCTGCTGAATTCAGCGATCTTGCAGTCAAAGGCACCACAGTTATTGGATTTGATCCAATAAAAAGTGTGCAGAAAACTCTGCGCAAGCCCGAAGAACAGCTCAAAGAGTTCAAGGCTGCAGGTAAAGTGCAGTTACGCAAGTTTCTAGACGATATCAAGGCCGTAGATATCAAACTCAACGGTCGTATCAACGAAGATACTGTGCTACTTAAAGTGCAATAACAAAGTAGATTCTCAGTAAAAAGCGGGCTTTGGTCCGCTTTTTTGTTGGCGGATAAATACATTACTATGAGTAATGTCAATAATTTATTAGCCGCACTAGGCGATGAGATCAACTCGATCGCACAAACCGCTGCCCCAGATGTCAAAGAAATCGCAAGAAAAATGCCATTTCGATCTCTATCGGGGGATCATATTTCCGGAGGCAAAATACATAACTTTGCCAGCACCGGTATCACAGATACCGCTGTAAAAACTCAATTAACAGTGAACAATGATGGTGTCACTGTCACTAATCTGTTCGTAGAAAACATCGATAATCTCACAGTCGCAGGCACCCTAAAAACCAAGATTCTAGAGGTGGATGAGATACGTGCAGATATCAAATTTGAGAAAGATGTGCCTATTGTGTTTTCAGGTGATACCATCGACGGCAAAGGACTGCTTTGGAGTGGCCAAGGATATACCAAACAGTTTATATTTAACTCCAGTCCGGATAGATTCTTTTCATCTGAATCCATCGATCTTGCCAAAGGCAAAAGCATCACTGTCAACAACATCAAAGTAATTGATGAGAAAGAATTAGGTCCTACTATAACCAAAAGCAATCTCAGAGAAGTTGGTCGGCTTAATGGACTGATAGTAGATGGCGGATTATCGGTGGGTCAGTTTATGGTATTCGATGCCAACACTAGCAGACTAGGACTAGGCACTGAAAATCCTAACGCAGCTGTCAGCATCCTAGATGACGGAGTAGAGATAGTTCTCGGCACCAAAGACACCGTAAAAGCATTCATTGGCACTTACGCCAGTAATAATTTAGAATTAGGCACTGACAACACTGCAAGAATAATCATCTCGTCGAGTGGCAATATTATATTAGGTAATCCCAAACTGGCTCCTACCCAAATACATGTACATGGTAAACTTTCAGTAAGGGTTTCGACTCCGGATCCAGAAGTTGATCTGCATGTAAATGGCGCAGTGAGATTCAACAATAGACTGCAAAAATACGACAGCACTTATCCAACAAATGGATCGTATAACGAAGGTGACATTATATGGAACATCCAACCGAGAATGAACTCTTATGTGGGTTGGGTGTGCATTCAAACCGGATCTCCTGGGATATGGTCGCCTTTCGGTAAAATTGGAAATTCATAACATGGCAAGCCAAGAAAAATTAAATGCCCTAACTACCCTATTGCAAGAAGTATTTCAAGAAGGTCAAGAAATTGACTCTGCTGAATTCCCTTACATCATCATCAAAGGCGATATCAATGGCAAAGGCATACTGTGGAATGGACAGGGACATAATAAACAGTTCATTTTTAATTCCGATCCAGATAGATTTTTTATATCTGAAAATATAGATCTTGCCAAAGGAAAATATCTAAGCACCAACAACATCAAATTAATTGATGAGAAAGAATTAGGTCCTACCGTAACCAAAAGCAGTTTAAGAGAAGTTGGTCGTCTCAAGGGATTGATAGTAGATGGCGGATTAAGTGTAAATCAATATCTAGTTTATGACAGTATATCTGATCGATTAGGGCTTGGAACAGATCAACCCAAAGCTGCTGTTAATATCATAGATCAAAATGTGGATATAGTAATAGGTGCAGAAGGTACCAACACTGCAAGAATTGGCACTTATAATTACACTGACCTAGAACTAGGAACCGATAACACAGCTAGGATCCAAATCAAAGCTGGCGGTAATGTTATCATAGGCAATCCGACGGTGGGCGATACCAAGGTCACAATCATAGGTTCCCTGGGCATCAATGTCAACAATCCTGATCCTCGTAGTACATTACACGTAAATGGTGCATTAAAATTCAACGACAAGTTGCATCTTAGTGGGAATGAACCTCCTAGTAGCGGTTCGTTTAACGAAGGCGATATCGTATGGAACAGTTCACCTCAAGCAGGAAAGTCAATTGGTTGGGTATGTGTTCAGCCAGGCAACCCTGGAATATGGAACGGATTCGGTAGAATCGAATAATGCCTCGAGCATTGGTAATTGGCAATGGCGAAAGTAGACGCCGCGTTGATATCAGCGCATACACCGATCATGTTCTTATAGGATGTAATGCCATACATCGAGATCTAAATGTCAATCATTTGGTCTGTTGCGATCGCAGAATGGCTGACGAAGCTGTAAATAATCCCAATACCAAAGACACAGAAATCTATGTGCGGGACCATTGGCATCACTACTTCAGAAAAATAAGAAAAAACAAAAACATCAATCTTCTACCTGAGGTGCCTACCCGAGGTGAATCGAAAAAGGATCAAGCTGAACATTGGGGCAGTGGCGGTTATGCTGTGCTATTGTCAGCGATGTTAGGACACGAAGAAGTTGTAATGATCGGATTTGATCTGTATCCGATCGATCACAGTGTGAATAATATCTACAAAGGCACCGTGAACTATGCTAGAGTGGGATCACAGGCAGTAGATCCCAGCTATTGGGTCTATCAAATTGCCGCAGTATTCATGTATTATCCCGATACAACATTTGTGATCTATAATAGACCAGACTGGCAGATGCCACCGGAATGGCAGAAAAATAATGTGAAATTCATTGCATTATAAATAGAAATGTAATATAATATTACAATACACACAAAGAGGACTCTATGGCATCATCCCTCTATAAACACTCTGCAGTCATCAAACTTGCTACCTATATAAAGGAGACTAGAGATGGCAAAATATCTTTCAACAAAAACTTACGGCAACGACAGAGGGCTGTCATGCTGTTTTAGACAATGGCGTTCAACGCACTCACATTGTTCTATGCTACATGGTTACTCCATTGGCATTAAACTAATCTTTGAATCAGAAACCTTAGATGATCGCAACTGGGTCATGGACTTTGGTGGACTCAAAGCATTCAAAGAATGGAGTGAATGGCAATTTGATCATACACTAGTTATTGGCAAAGACGATCCAGAACGTGGCACATTTGTAGAATTAAACAAAATCCAAGGTGGTTTTAAAAACATGGGCATCATCGATCTACGTATTGTAGATGGTGTAGGCTGTGAAATGTTTGCCGAACTAGTTTACAAGACTATGAACGAAATTCTAACTGCTTATCAAGAAGGCCGTGGCTGGACACATCCTGATGGTCGTGTTTTTGAAGCACGTTATCCTGTTGGCGTAGGCGTTAAACTAAAATCTGCCGAAGTATTCGAACACGCAGGTAATTCTGCAATATACGAAGGATGAATAGTTTTGAAAAAATATGGGCTCGGGCAACCGGGCACAGAATGGGACAAACTGATGAGGATAGGCCAGATGTGCCTATCCTCACTCTACGTGAAGCTCGAATTGTTTTATTCTTAAAAACTTTTTGGGTAGTCATTCACGTTATAACCTGTTGCTTTATTGTTGCCAACACCATTAGGCATTGGTAAATAATTATATGCATACATTTAATATTAATTCTCTCTCTGTTAGTAACAATCTTCCGTTCGTATTAATTGCTGGACCTTGCCAAATTGAAAGTCAAGATCATGCAGAAGATACTTGTGCAAGATTAATTGCTATCACAGCATTATTAGGTATTCCTTTGATATACAAAAGCAGTTTTGACAAAGCCAATCGTTCTAGTATTTCTACCAAACGTGGTGTAGGAATCAAAGAAGGACTTGATGTTCTTAATGCGATTAAACATACGTTCGGAGTGCCTGTTTTGACAGACATTCATGAAAGCTGGCAGGCAAAGGAATGTGCAGATGCTGGCATTGACATACTACAGATTCCAGCATTTTTATGTAGACAAACTGACTTATTGTTGGCCGCGGGTGCTACAGGCTGTGCTATAAATGTCAAGAAGGGACAATTTCTTGCTCCCCACGATATGAAAAACGTCGCATCAAAGATTGCTTCAACTGGAAACGAACGCATTATGTTATGCGAAAGAGGATACACTCATGGATACAATAATCTTGTGGTTGATATGCGCAGCCTACCTATTATGGCAAGCACTGGCTATCCAGTGGTCTTTGATGCCACACATTCTGTTCAACAGCCTGGAGGAATGGGAGAAAGATCTGGCGGAGATAGGACCATGGTCCCATACCTGGCGAGAGCTGCTATAGCCACAGGTTCAGTGGCAGCTGTCTTTATGGAATGTCACGAAGATCCTGATAGTGCTCCTAGCGATGGTCCAAATATGATCAAACTAGACGACCTGGGTGATATTTTAAAAGACTTGGTAGCCATAGATGGAATTGTCAAAAGAACAACGCATACAAGCCAAGGCTGAAAAGCGAGCTGCCAAAATGGCAGCACGTGGAGAATATCCCGATCTTGTAGTGCCTTCGGATCTCAACGAACCTATCACTGTGCTGTGTGTGAGATTCGGTAACAAATATGGTCGTGAATATGTAGAGCGTCTACGTAATATGGTGTCTAGACATCTCACAGTGCCTTATGAGTTTGCCTGTCTCACCGACGATCAACATGATATTGCCGGAGTTCGTAAAATATATCAACCCAACGCCAATTATGCTAGAGGTTGGTGGCACAAGGTTCACATGTTTGATTCTGCATTACCTCTCAGGGGAAGAATATTATATCTGGATCTAGATGTAGTCATACATGCCAACATGAATAAGCTCACTGGATATCATCCTACCAGTTTTATAGGTATCCATGATTTCAATAGAAAATTTTTCCCCAGTTGGAATTATCTCAACAGTTCGGTGTTGGCATGGACACACGGCACACAAGGTCATATATACGATCAATTCAAATCGAAACCGTCGGAGGCACAACGGCTGCAAGGAGATCAAGATTGGATTTGGAAGATAGCCAAAGATAGAATGATATTTTGGCCCAAAGAATGGATTATGAGTTACAAATGGGAAATACGCAGCAGAGATGAACTCACTGTTGCACATGGCGGACGGCGATTCAAAACAGTGAAACACGATGTGCGACCTCCTCCAGATTGTAGTATAGCTGTGTTTCACGGAGAACCAAATCCACAGGATGTTCAGGACAAATTTGTAGTTGACAACTGGCAGTGATGATGTTATACTTATAGTATGAACACTACACTCAGACGTCTAGGCTTTGCCTGCAAATGGATCAACGATCCTTCCGAAGTCAACGGCATGAAAATCAATGCTGTTGATCGTGACTTAAATACAGGCTCTACCACAGTTAGGTGGTTGCGTGAACATCCTCAAGAAGCAGAACAGCGTCTTTGGGAGTTAATGGAACGAAACATAGAAGCCTGCTATAAATTAGTCAGCAGGGTAGGAACATTAGATGAAGATCTTAGAATGGTACGACTCTCAAGTGATATACTTCCTGTATACACTGAGCCTAGTTGGAAGTGGTTTTGGCGGCAGCCCGATGTTAGAGCCTTTGCAGAAAGAGGATTTGCCCGTGTGGGTGATGTGGCTAGGAAGAATAATGTTAGGCTCAGCTTTCATCCTGGCCAGTTTTGCGTGTTGGCGTCTATTAACCCGGGCATAGTAGAACGCAGTATAGAAGAGTTCGAGTATCATGTGGACATGGCTCGATGGATGGGATATGGTCAAACATTCCAAGACTTCAAGATCAATGTGCATATCTCCGGCAAGCTGGGACCACAAGGTATTCGTGACGCTCTTAGCAAAATGACACCCGAGGCTCGCAACTGCCTTACCATTGAAAATGACGAAATGACCTGGGGTATTGAATCTAGCATTGAATTGGTCAAAGACTGTGCCTTGGTGCTAGACATTCATCATCACTGGATTAAAACTGGAGAATACATTGAAGCAAATGATGATCGTGTTAAAAGGGTTATCGATAGCTGGCGTGGTGTGCGCCCTGTCATACATTATAGTGTTTCACGGGAAGACTGTCTTATTGACCATCCCAGACACATCCGCCCCGATCTTCCGTCCCTCCTAGAAGCAGGTTACAAAAAAGCCAAACTAAGAGCACACAGTGGCTTTTATTGGAATACCGCGGTCAATGAGTGGGCGTTGACACATAGGCCGTGGGCAGACATCATGTGTGAAAGCAAGGCCAAGAATTTAGCCTCATTTGCCCTTTACGAGCAGGATAAAAAAGTTACGGAGCCTTTGGCTTTCGCGGAGTCTTCGGCGCTGCTACTTTCTTAATAGGCGCTTTTTTCGCTGGTGCTCGTTTGGCTTTTGCCACTGCCACTGCTTTGTTTTCAGCAGAAACTTCTGCTGCTGTTGGCTCGACTGAAGGTTGTGCGACTTCGACTGGTGGAGTTTCTACCTTGTAGGGAACTGCAACAGGTTCGGCTGGCTTACTGCCAAAAAGTTTCTTGATTAATCCTAGCATATTAAAATCTCCTTGTCGGTTATTTATGCGGTAAATACATGTATGGCATACAATTTCATTCAAAAGTTCATTGTTGAAGGCAAAAAAGACAAACTCATACAGTTGACACTGCCATACGATCGCGAAGATCTCGATCCCGTGAAATCCAAAGAAACCATAGATTATCACTACGGAACATTATACAAAGCCTATGTTGATCGCTACAACAAGGGCGAAGGTGATGACGATTTCAACGAAGCTGGCGCATTTTTACACAGTATCTATTTTGGTCAACTACAAAAACCAGAAGGATCTAATAGACCCTATGATGCTATTTTACAGTTTATAGAAAAACACTTTGATACTTTTGACCGGTTCAAAGAAGAATTTGAAAAAACAGCCATGAAGATACAGGGCAGCGGATGGGTATACTTGGCTCGGGATGGCAAGATCAAAACCATTGTGAATCACGAAATCAAGAACGACATTGTGCTATTAGTAGATTGGTGGGAACATGCATGGGCATTGGACTATCAGGCAGATAAAAAAAGCTATTTGTCTAATATATGGAAGATAATAAACTGGAGAATAATCAATGGCGTACTCGGACAAAGTAATTGATCATTACGAAAACCCACGTAATGTAGGATCATTTGCCAAAGATGATCCCACAGTGGGCACTGGTATGGTCGGTGCTCCTGCTTGCGGTGACGTAATGAAACTACAAATAAAGGTAGATCATGATACAGGTATTATTACAGATGCAAAATTTAAAACGTATGGCTGCGGATCGGCTATCGCGAGTTCGAGCCTTGTCACAGAGTGGCTCAAAGGCAAAACCCTCGACCAAGCCGGAACAATCAAAAACAAAGAAATAGCAGAAGAACTAGCTCTACCACCAGTAAAGATACATTGTAGTATCCTTGCAGAAGATGCTATCAAGGCGGCCGTAGATGATTACCGTAACCGACACAGCGGCTAAAAAGATTAAACAGAATTTAGAACGCCGAGGTAAAGGTGTAGGCATTCGCATAGGTGTTAGAACCACAGGGTGCAGTGGGCTAGCCTATGTGTTAGAATACGTGGACAGTTACGAATCTGAAGTAGGAGTAACTAATTTTGCACACGACGGGTTTGTTGTGCTGGTTGATGCCAAAAGTCTAGCCTATTTAAACGGGTTGACCATGGATTGGGTCCGCAATGGACTCAATGAAGGCTTTGATTTTATCAATCCCAATGAGCGAGATCGCTGCGGCTGCGGCGAATCATTTAGAATTTAGACACAGGTAAGTCTAAACTAGCAGGCATGTTCCATATCTGCTTCTGCTCAATCCCCTTGCGTTGAGCAAATCTTTTGGCATCACAAGACCCGCAACAATGAAAGAAATTGTTGCTGAGGCGTTTCTTATCTATATGTTTGAGATCTCTTTCAAATATTGAATCACAGGCGTCACATCTCAATACTGCTACGGTCTTTTTTCTCTTATATTGATGTTCGACTCCGTGTTTACTGAGTCTAGAGTATTGATTTTGCTGAGTTTTGATTGTGAGAAACATCTAGTATTTACATCCGGCTTATAAAACTTTGGGCTAAATATTAGAGCATTTGCTCAATCTAGGATTCTAACCATGGCAAGAAAGACTATTGATATCGGTACCGTTGGCAACGACGGCACCGGCGACAGTATAAGAGATTCATTCCGTAAAGTTAATGACAACTTTAGAGAACTTTACAGCTCACTAGGGCTCGGCGAAAGATTACAATTCACAGGCCTAGAAGACACTCCATCTACCTACGTGGGTCAGAACGATGTTGTTACTGGCAATACTCCTGTAGTCACTGTGAATAACACAGAGTCAGGACTGCAATTTAAAAAACTTGTTGCAGGCAGTGGTATCAGCATTGATTTTACCACTAACCCCAATCAAATTGCAATTAATGCAGATTTTGCCGAAATAGCTGCTGATACAACACCACAACTAGGCGGCGATTTGTCCATGCGCTCTGGCGGTAATCAATATCGTATAATTGATGCCGGAACAACAATTAGCCCGTTGGCACCAATTTACAGTCACGAATTAGTTAATAAGAATTATGCAGATTCTAAAATATCTAGATTCGGAGTCAATGCCATAGATCCTGCTACAGGTCTTACGGATACCAGCTTTGGACGTATGAGCGGACCGCTGATACTTTCTAGAAGTCCAGAACCAGATGACGACACAAATTACGGCGGATTGATCGCAGCTACAAAACAGTATGTTGATAGTTCGGCATTTGGTAGCAGTGTGAATTTGTATGTGGCGCTCAGCGGTGAAGACGATCGCCCGGGTGTGTCGCAAGAACTGCAAGGTCGTGCTCTAGCGTATGCTTATAGAACTCTCGAAGCTGCTCTCAAACGTGCAGAACAATTGGTTTTAGAATCACGAGCTATTATTGGGCCTTATGAAAAAACACTGACCTTTAATAACGGAGCTACCGAATGTTCGTTGACTGCCATTGAAGAATCCCCTACATCTGGCATAGGATTTGCTGGCACCATACGTATGAGTGTGGACACTGTTGTAATTAATACTGTAGGTGCAAATTATTATCCCGGTGATATACTACAAGTCTCTGGAGGAACTGTGCCTTCGGGTGGTGGGGCTTGTTTAATAGAAGTATTGACTACCCTAACTACTCCCGGTGCTATTGTTACTTTTAAAGTCGTCTCTACTGGCACATATACTGCGCTACCGGGTGCAACTGCCGTGCCGACCACAATCATCACTAGTGCTGCGCCTGTAGGGATCGGTCCAATAGGAACTGGTGCCACTTTTAATATCAGATACAAAGTGGGGTCAGTATCTATCAGCAATGGTGGAAGTGGTTACAGTTTAGTTTCTGTAAGAATTACCGGTGGCGGTGGTAGTGGAGCATTCGGTTCCGCTGTGGTTACCGGCGGGGCAATTACCAGTATCACTATTACAGACAAAGGTTCGGGATTTAGCTCATTGCCAAATTTCGTAGTAGATCTTCCTAGATTCTTGATCTACACCGCAGGATTGCGCACAGACTTCACAGGAGATGTTACTACTAACACCGTTGAAGCTGTCCGAGGTCGAGACATACGTGAAGGACTATTCCTACGAGGTAAGACCAGCAACGCATTGGCCCAGATTGTGGCGCATTCAGGACAGCTAGAGAGTGGTGGCAATGAAATTTTTGATGTGGATATATTATCTGGCAATTTTCAAATAGGTGAAAGCATAACCTATGGAGACATTGCTAGAAACATACAGATTTCTGTGCTAGTAGAAAGTGGAGAATATTTCGAAAACTATCCACTAAAAGTTCCTGCAAACGTTTCTGTAGTAGGAGATGAATTCCGTAGAGTTATTTTTAGACCTCGTCCAGGCACATCTGCTAGTCCTTGGGCATTTAATAAATTCCGTAGAGACCCAGTCATTGATGGCCTTGATGTGGTCACACAGGCCTACGGTTATCATTATCTACAGAACAGCACTCAACCTGTCTACCCCAAAATACAAAACAAAGGCGGCTACGAAGCAGCTGCGGACCTGATCAGATTGAACAGACAGTTTCTACAGGAAGAAATCGTTGCTACTATTGAATTCCGCAAAATCAATAATGTTATACCTTTTGTTTCTACTTTTAATTATGATAAACCATTCTACAAAACCAGCATAGGTATCTTAGTTGACGATCTTACTTTTGATCTAGACTACGGAGAATACAATCGAACTATATCTGCAGCACTGAAATATTATCAAAGTGAAATTGGTAACACAGTAATTACCACACAGCTCAGTGAATATCTGGCGGTGATAGATCTTTTTGAAGAGCTGGTTCAAGATATTATCACTAATACTGCGGTGACCTCACCTAAACAGAATTTATTTTTACAGACTATTGATCCTGCGTTCCAGTCTGAGGTGGGTGCTGATGGGGTTATCACAGACTTGATCACAGCGTTCAAGGATGTAATTGATGGATCGGGATCAGTGAATTATCCCAAAGACAACGAAGAGATGGACGTGTTCCTAGCCAACGATACCGTGCGTTGGCAGGCTATATCAGCCATAGGTCATGGCGGTTTCATGGGAGTATTGGATCCCACAGGTCAGATATTGTCAAGGTCTCCATACTTTCAAGAGTGTGCTTCATTCAGCCGCAGCAAGGACAGACAGGTGTTTGCTGGCGGTATGTTCACAGACGGATTTGCAGGCAACCTGGAATTTAATATCGACGTCGTGGTCACTCCAACAAGATTGCAAGTCAGTGATCTTGATAGATTTCCGCAACTTCCAGCATCATTCATTGTAGCAGATTCTGTATATAGAATAAACTATGTCCGAGACTTTGTCTATGACAAGGACGGCAGCACAGCTACATTTGTATTAGATGAAACCACGCCTTGGCCATTCAGCGTATTCACGTACAATTCCGCTGCCTGCAGTCGAGACACTGGATTGATCCTAGATGGCCTGGGAAGAGATATTGTGCTAGGCACCAACTACTGGACCAGACAAAATGGCTTGACCTACAGACTCAGTCAAAGCGCAGTGGTATTGACCGATCAACGACGAATCACATTGGAAGCTATTGAGTTCGTGCATGATTCTGTAAACGATCTAATTACTGCTTACCCTACCATTCAAGAAACTGTGGATCAGAGCAATACTGTCATAGCAGACACTATAGAACGCGGCATTGTTGCCGCACCAGCTCTGTCATTTACACTACCGGTTGGACTGTCTGCTAACGTCACTAATGCCTATGCACTGCTGTTGGCAAACAGAGACTATGAAATCGCTGAACTAATTGCTTATATCGATGCACAGATAGCAGGCAATCTCAGTGGATTTACCACTGCCACGGTATATGTGGCCAGTGAAGTAGAATATCAGATTAGACAAGCTGTAGACGCAGTGATCCATGACTTGATTTATGGCGGCAATGTGGCCACACGCACAAGAGGGTTGAAATTCTACAACAATCTCACAGGTGCAGTGATCACTGATTCTTCGCTAACACAAGCTCAATCTGCAACCTGGCATGCCTATTTGAATTATCTGCTAGGACAAATTGTGCAGGACTTGGCTCCAGCTGTGAGTTATTCTGCAGTGACTAGAACCTCAGGAACTCCTGCCTCGGCCACAGAAGCTGCTACCATAAACACCCTAATGACCCGCATGAGTTCAATCATCGGTGCTGCCAACTTCACAGCTGCACAGGCAGTGGTAGCCATAACTGAACCTAGCTTTGTGGGTTACACTGCTAATAACATTGCTGTTAGAACCATCATTCAGACCAATAAAGCTGCGCTTCAGGCATCGGCTGTGAGCTATGTGGATTTCAATGGCAATCGATATGAATTGTTGATGCCTGGTAACAGAAGCATGTTATGTAATGACTTCACACAGATCAACGACCTCGGATATGGCATAGTTGTGGCCAATGGTGGCTTGACTGAAGCAGTGTCCATGTTCACATACTACTGCCATATTGCCTACTACTCATTGACTGGTGGACAGATTCGTTCAGTCGGCGGTTCAAATGCTCATGGTAATTATGCCTTGGTTGCGGAAGGTGCAGATCCACTTGAAGTTCCTACCCCAACCACTGTCTATGAAGATCTAAATCAACGAGTAGATTGTTATTTTCCTAGTGGTGCATATGCCAACGTGGCAGGTGGATTATCTATATTTGTGTATAATTATGACTATACACCATTAAGTGGATCAGAATTAGAAGTTCTACACGGCACAGAAATATATAGATACCCAGTGACTAGTGTGACTACCACTGATCTTCCAGTAGGAGTAGCAAGATTAAATCTCAGCACTGGCATAGGATCTGCCTCAGAAGGTCTATTTGCGGTAGTAGCAAATAACACCAAAATGACCATGCGTCAACTCAGCAATACACTGCTCACCGGCAGTCTAGAAGATGTTGCTGTAAGACCTTCTACCGGTCTTAAACTGCGTGAGACACTTTCAAATGTGTATCGTGTATTGTCATTCACTAATACCGCAGATAGCAATGGTCCTTATGAGATATTAGTTAATCCGGCTACACCTACAATATTCCGTGTGGCATTGACCATAACCGATATAGTTTCAAACGTCTGCACTACCAGTGGTAATCACAAACTGAGAATTGGTGATAGAATAATCCCTACCAGCACTGCCAACAACTTTGTCAGCGGCATTACCTATTACATCATCACACAGCCCACATATAACACGTTTACAGTCAGCACAACTCCGGGAGGAGGCACATTTACATTGACAAATGGTAGTGGACTGAGTATCAAAGCCGTGAAAACTCACAAACTGTTAGAAGCCTATACCATAACTTTCACCACCACGGGCACGTTACCTGCTCCATTGCTAGTGGGAGAAACTTACTATGTGTTACCTAACAATCTCACAGAAACACAATTCAGTATAAGCACACAGAAAAACGGTGCTGCTGTGAGTATCACAACTGCAGGTAGTGGCATTCATAGATATAACATCGTGGGGTTGACTCTCACCCAGACCAGAGAAAACTACAACTATATAGATATCACGGTATTCCAGCCTGGAGAATTTATATCTTCAACACCAACTGGTACAACCTGCACTATATCAATCGCTAATCCAGCTGTGGTAACACTAGTCGGCCATGGATTCTCTGCGGGAGATGTGGTCAAATTCACTACCACTGGTGCTTTGCCCACAGGAATAAGTATTCAAAATAGGTATTTTGTTGTCAGCACAGGAAATCCTGATACATTCCAAATTACAGATGTGCCTGGTGA